GACGTACACATGGCAAGTAACGGTCCATATCCTTCTTAAGAGAATCATAGAGTTCTCCTTTTACATCACCCTTCATTGAAGAGAAAACATGAATCGCAATTGACTTCTCCACCTGGCTCATCTTAAGATCATTAATCTTATCCCAAGCTACTGGGAACCAGTAGTGTTTTTGAACCATAGTAACATCCTTATCATCCATCCAGATCTTATAGGGGTTCGCAGGAATCCAGTACTTCTTTGCAGGATAAATATCTATTAACCAATCACGATACTTCTTCAAGGCCTTGTGTTTCGGCTCAGCCATTATTACAGAATTAGCAAGAATCTTATAACCTTGGTTTGTAAACCCTATAACAACTTTCTTATCCCAGAATTCTATGGGATTTCTCAGCCAGAAAACATCCATGTCGCTATAGATTCCACCTTCCTCGTATAAGATTTCGCAACGGACAATGTCAGAAATATGGGCAACTCTTTTTGCTTCTCCCTTATACTCTATTTGTTCGTTAGCATCAAAGGCGATTCCCTTGACATTCTTATCAAAAGTTCTATAACGTATTTCTACACCTGGAATTGGCTTTATTGTCTTATCGTCAGTATGTAAAACAATCTTACATGTAGTATTAAGAACAGCAGTTTTAATAGCAAAAATGTGTTCTTCTGTCGGGTGCTGCCCAGCATAGATCCAAATGAAATGTATAACTCTGGGAATCATTTACTTATAGGTATTATTATTTAGTTGCTGATAATACAGCCCTTGTGTAGATTAGGCTGATCAAGCCAGCACTTAACGGTATAACTAATCTTCTGAGTTGAGCCGCCTGAATATACTACACCAAGATTTGCCATAGCTTCGCGAATAGCTTGCTTCGTAGATGGACCATTCTCATGGAGGAATCGTACAATGGCAGTAATCTGGTGCTTTCCCTCGCGTTTCCGATTATGCTCTCTAGTAATAATTTGGTAAGCATCTTCTGATGCTGTATACAATCTCTCACGGATAACATGAGCCACAGGAGGAACTTCCTGAGCCTCCTCGGCATGTTCCTGAGTCTCCTCAACCTCCTGCGTCTCCTCAGCCTCCTCAGCCTCTTCAAGCTCCTGAACCTGAACCTCCTGAACCTCTACAGGTACCTTATGAGATGGCTGAGAAACCTTAGAAAGGCTGACAATTGTGATAACGAAGGTGGCAAGAGACACAGCAAAGGTTGCCGTAGACAAGATAAATGTGGCTACGCACAAATTAATCATATCCTTCTCTTCAAACTGCTTGAGAATATCCTCAATATAACTCATTGTATTTTCGTGCGTGGGACTTTTAGTGGAGCCCCTTGAAAATTCAATTTTTACGGGGCTCCAAAAAAATTGGTGCCACTTTTATCTCCTACCGTCGATAAAATTGAAACCGCACACGTCCCTTTTACACAGTCCCTTCAAAAATGGCAACCATCTGGCTTCACAAGGCAACTGGCTGCGATTTCCTCGTCTCCTTTGATAAGAAGGTAGATGCCCTGGAATTCTGTACAAAGATCTTCGACAAGGCCTTCGCCGTGAATGGCGAGGAGGCCCATTACTCTCTTGAGGAGATGGGTGTAGATGGTATTCTTATGACCAACCAAGAGATTCCCACTGCCGGCATCTTTATCGGCCAAGTTACAAATCTCCAGGCAATCATTCTCCCTAACTGCGTGCCCCAGCAGATGAAGGAGGGTCACACTCACTATGACAATATCGCATACGTCTGGCCTGATGACGCACTTGCCATGGTATTTGAGAAGGAGCCTTCCCAGTTCTATGGATTCCCTTCTGGATTCCAGATGCTTGACCGTGAGGAACCCTACAACTTCACCAAGCATATTCCTAGTAAGTACGAGCTTGACGAGGAGCTCGCAGACTATATGATGATTGTGTAAAATGCGTTAGTTTAAAGATTTATATGTCTGTGTAAAAGTATAATGCCTAAGTTCTTGATATACTCTATGTTTACCGTATACGGAACTCCTGCCGAATGGAAGATGGCGAACAGTGTTATCATTGATTCAGCCGAGTCAGAAGAGGAAGCAAAAGAGAAGATTCGTGTATATGAGGAGAAATCTAACGCCTGTGCCGTGAGTCGTGGTCATTCTTCTTACAGATACCTACCGAACCAAAACTAAATATATAGTATAACCTTAGAATGTCTAACCTGAGTTATAACGAAAAATATAATATTATGACAAACCGTGTCATTTTTGCTGATTATATAGCTCGCAAAGAACTAAACGCACAAGGAAATCCCCTTGCACTTAATATGGGGCAACCGAATAATGAGGCGTCTATCTTCACGGCAATTCGTGAAGGTCAAGTACATACTACAGGGGATGAATTAGCAGCTTATCTACACCAAGCCGCCCTTTCTGGACCACCCAGTGTACCCGACCCTCCTACGAACTTATGTGTTATACCAGGCGATTCCGAACTTACTATTCTTTTTATTCCTGGATTCAATGGAAACCTTCCAATCACAGAGTATAAATACTCTACCGATGGCACAACGTATATATCTCTTGGTAGTACTATTGATGTTGTCAATAGTGTTACAATTACAGGGTTGACGAACGGAACAATTTACACAGTGTATCTGAAGGCAGTGAATTCTAAGGGTTCCAGTGCCGCATCATCCCCCGTAACAGCAGCACCTATACCTGGCAGCTTTAACCCCAGTAATATATCTGGTATTAATCTTTGGTTAGACGCCCAAGTGGTAAATAATGTTATCTTGACAGATGGACGTGTGACAGGATGGAATGACAGTGCTGTATCTAATAACTTCACCGCGAATGCGACTGGAATTATTAACTACCCTACGCCTGGAATAAATAGTCGTCCATCTCTTGAATTCGCAACTGCCATTCCAACAGCAACATATCTTCAGAATGCAAGTCTCAATTTATCACCAGCTAATCAACTTTCTCTATTTATGGTAGTATCTCAAACTGCTACTGGAGCTGGTAACTCTGAGCTCTTTTATACAAGAAATGATTTTACGTTTTTTGACTTATTCAATAATACGAACTCTATAGGTAATCTTAGTTTGAATGCGAGAAGTGCCACACAAGAGAACACTGGTTCTAATATAGTAAATTCAACGAATAATATAATAAGCGTTGTTCTTGATACGAGTGGGTCTATATTCTTGAATGGTTCTGGTACAAATGTGGCTTCTACACCATTCCCAGGGAATTCCTTGAATGCTTCTTTTCGTTGGGCCATTTCAGGAGGAGCCTTTAAGGGTTACATAGGTGAAGTTATCACATATCCTTCTGTATTAGTACTCGCATCGCGTCAGAAAGTAGAAGGATACTTGGCGTGGAAGTGGGGTATTCAAGGCTCATTGCCCGTTGGACACCCGTATAAGGATGCACCGCCAGAGGCAGATTAGAGTTTAAAAGGGCTTGGTTTAAAAAATGATTCACTGAGACATTCTATTAGAAAGTCCCATGAACGTAGCTAAACTTTCAGCTATTGCAAATCGCCTCCTCGATCTTGCAGCACAGGTTGAATCTGGAACAACCTATATCGGATCTGATACTCTAATCAACATTTCTCAAGAAATCACATCAGCTATTAAGGATGAGAATACGAAGCATGAATGTTGGGCTGAATTAAAAGGCATGACTGGAAATCTAAGCCCTCCTTATTCTCCTAAGTGTAGTTCGCCACAAAAAATGAAGTGTGAGTTGAAGTAATATAAGGCACAAAATGGAGTACACTATTGCCGCACTGAAGGAGTCAAACAAGATTCTTGCATTTGACTTGGAGAAGACACGTCTCTGGGCAATTGCTGCCGAGGAGGAGCTTGAACAGGCGAAGGGAAGTGTTAAGGATCTTCTAGAGGAGATTCGTAAGATTAAGGAACATATGCATACTCTAATTGCTGAGAAGGATAAGGCTGTTGCCGACCTAGCAGCATCAGAGGCTGAGAAGGCTATTCTTCTTGAAATCGTAAATACTAGCTAAAAATTGAGTAAAAAGGGGTATTTAGCTACAAGTCAGTGCAATGGAATTTAATCTCTTTGATTATATCAACGAGTACCCCATTCTTATTATTCTACCTGTTGTCGTACTTATGCTTTCAAGCGTAACCCCATATTACACTCAGCTTGAGACTATCGCAGAAAGGACTAAGACCCTTGAAATGAAGGAACAGGAAATCCAGGAAAAGCTTGCCTCTCTTAGCCTTAAGATGGATGACTTCAGAAATCTTACAGAGAATCTGTACAATGTACACTCGGCTCGTCAGTTCAGAAATGATATGCGAAAGCTCTATATGAATAAGGCTAGAAATCAAGAAGTCATCCGCAATCACGAGGTGGCTCAACACGCTTATAAGAATGCAAAGAATGAATTTACAGACTTTGTCTTGACCTTATGCTGATTTAAATTATATAAAAAACATCTATTTTTTATGAAAAATAGATGTTTTTATAGGTTTATTTTTTAGAATAAGGCTGTTTAGCCTCTTACACACGAACAGGCCAGTTATCCATCGTCATCTCCATTGAGTCATAGATGAGGTCGCGAGTCTGCGACGTGAGGTTCTGGGGCTTAACCAGGATAGTCGGCATGCTGGGGATGCTGACCTGGATGTACTCAAAGGGCTTCTCGTCAAGAGTGAGCATGCGAAGAATCTTACGCATGGACTCAATGACCTTCGCACCACTGAGGCTAGAATTCACGAACTTGATCTTGGAATCGCCCTCTGTGTAGCGAATCGTGTAAGAGTCATACGACTCCTCCTTGAAGATATAGATCTTGTCATCCGTCTTCTCAGTCTCATCCTCACGCTGAAGGAGGAACATCATGGGTGAATGATTAGCCGTGGGTGCGGCATGAGTGGTAGGCTCGGCCGTGTGAGTGCGAGAAGGGCGGCTCGGAGTAGGCGGAACCTCGTACGTACGCTGAGTACGCTGGGGCGTGTGGTACGAGTACGAAGTGTAGGGAGGCTCAAGAGGAGGCATCATCTGGACGAAGTCAAGCTCCTCTGATGAGAGGTTCTCGGTCAGCCACTGGCGAATCGTCTTGCCCGTCCAGGGCGAACCAGGGAACTGCGGGAAGCAGCCATCCAGGTTCTCAATCTCGTCAACGAGGTCACGGATGAGATCCAGGCGGATATCTGCCCACATCCAGCGATGCGTGACTAGCTCGTAGAGAAACCAAGTGAGGCCGGCCTCCTCGTGGTTCAGATAAGTGAGAAACTTACTGAGGGGCGGGTCAAACTCAGAATCAGGATTGCAGGCCTCCTTGAGGTTCTCAATAAGCGTCTCTACCTGCGGCGGCATATTAAGCGTGTCACTCCACTCCTCAAGGAGCTGCTTCCAATCAAACACACGGGCATTCGAGTAAGAGGACCAAAGGCGGGACATTTTAGACTGGGACTTATTTTCAGGGGGGCGGGAAAAATCAACTTTTTTTTCGCCTGGCTTTCACGATGTGTGTAAAAGGGGTTGTATAGAGGGTTCTGATAAAGGACGTATATAGACCCGAGTATGTTCTAATCCGTGAGCAATATCAGGACGTTTTAACGTTGGCATATCCTTAAACTCTTCTTCAAATTCCTTTATAATTGAAGGAGGAAGATTAGGCGATTGTTCTATGAGACGGTCAAGCTCAATGCGACATGTTTTTACAAAATGTATAGAGTCAATTCTTTCATCAGGATGTAAGGCGAGTTCAACGGAGATATTTCTATGAAGTTTCCCCCATGAGATAGCTGCTCCACGATTCGCCTCAGAATTCTGAGCATACCTGAAAAAATTCCCAAGAGTTGTCAAGACTCCTGTGAAAATAGAAACACATCCAATAATAATCTGGCCATAAGTCTGGTTCGTAGAACTTGTGCCAAGTGAAGATAAAATAAAATTCGCAGAACCTGATAATGTGGATAAGACAATTACTGGAACAGTAATCATTATATTCTTATTTGCTGCGAGTTGCTCGCCTCTTGAGTGCATCCAATTATAACAAGATGCAATATCAGCCCATTCTGCTAATAACTCCTCTTGCTCCTTCGTCCATACGGTAGAATCTATCTCGGCCTTAGATTCTGACATCTATCTAGTGGGCTTTTTAGTTTTATAAAGTGCTTCTGCTTCCGCAAGGGTCAAACGTTTAGGATCAATTGTTGCAGGAACGGACACGAAGTTCTTCTTTTTCACATTCTCCTTATACATGTATGGACCATACTGGCCAACTGTAAAGATGTAAGGACCAACTCTTGTAAGTTTAGAAGCAGATTCCTTTTTAATATTAAACTTTGTAATAATTGTCTCCATTGTATCTTCCTCTAGAAAGGGCACCTTGTATCCTCCAGATTCAAGATATTCACCGTAGGGTCCTTTTAGTTTTACAATTGGCTTTCCATCAAATTCGCCAACACGCCGCTCAGATTCTAATGTACGAATAAACTCCAAAGCTTCTTCCTTAGTTATTTCAAGTATATTTGTATCCTTGGGTAATGTGTAAAAGGTAGGTTTATCGGCCTTTGCCTTTGATTCTTTCACCAATAAGGGTCCTGACTTGGACATGACCGCCTTGAAGCCATCGCCAAAGTCATTGACCTTTTCTGATTGGCTAGGTGCGGATGCCCTGTCGCTGAGACGCTTGTGATCTTCACTGTATGAAGTCCAAGTGTCGCGGCAAATCGCCTTCCACTGCTCATCGCCTTTTGATACATTATCTAGGCGTCTCTCCATTTGTGCGGTGAACTCGTAAGCAAAGAGCTGGGGGAACTCTTTTACACAGAAGTTAAGAACCGATTCGCCCAATGGAGTTGGTACGAGCTTTTGCTTTTCTGCTCCCAGACTGATTTGGGTCAAGGTAGTAGTCGGTGGCCAAGTGTTTGGAGTAGTTGATAAGGTCGTCTGTTGAGCCTTTGAACCAGGAATGTCTTGCTTGTCTATATATGTCTTATCAAAGAGAGTTTCTACAAGCGAGGCAAAGGTAGATGGACGGCCAATTCCACGACGTTCAAGCTCTCTGATTAGAGTAGCTTCGGTAAACCGTGCAGATGCCTTGCTCCGTTTTGGCTCTGCGGTCAGGTTGAGCCATTTCAGAGGTGTGGCTGGCTTTATGGATGATGCTGCCTTCCAGATTGCTTCTGGGGAGTCATCGTCATCTGATGCTGAATCAATGTCTACTGACTTTCCTAGAATCTGCCAACCATCAAAGGTTGTTCGTTTCCAGTGTGAAGACCATTCAAAGTCGGGGCAATTAGCAACATGTGTTAAAAGGGTTAGTGAATCGCCCTTGGCGGCGGTCATGGTACTCTGAACAGCTCGCTTCCAAATTAAGGAGTAAATCTTTCTATCAACTGGCGTCCAATCGCCAGGAAGTTCGCTAACTTCAAAGTGAGTGGGGCGGATTGCTTCGTGTGCTTCTTGTGCCACAGGCACGGGTAGCGTCGCATCTGCTTTTGCTGCTTTTGCATTTGCCTTTACCTTTACCTTTTCTACCTTAGCCTGAACATACTTCTCGCCGTGGTGTTCAAGAACCCAGGCCTGAGCTTCCTGTATAGCCTCTTCAGACAAGATGGCAAAGTCAGTTCGCATATATGTGATGTGTCCTGCTTCGTACAAGGCCTGAGCGATTTTCATGGTATTTTTAGGATTCACCTTATGTAAGGCAGATGCTTCTTGCTGTAGCGTACTCGTAATGAGCGGCTTAGGAGGAGAAGCAGTCCAGGGCTTTGTCGTATTTGATTTGACCGTGACCGTCTCGTCGTTATTAACATTTTCAAGATAATTCATAGCCGATTCTTGGTCTTCTAGATCGTCTATCATTTTAGCGTCAAAGGTTAGAGACTGGCTTTTAAATTTGCCTTTGAGAGTCCAAGATGTCTGTGTAGTATGGGATTTGATTTGGTTTTCTCGTTCAACCACTAAACGGAGTGCTGGAGTCTGACAACGGCCAGCTGAAAGCTTCTTGGCAACGTGCTTCCAGAGCAAGGGACTGATGGTGAATCCCACCATCATATCTAGAACCGAACGTGCTTGCTGAGCGTAGACACGGTTCATATCGATGCGTCTGGGATTCGCGATGGCTTCCTTAATAGCCTTGGCGGTGATTTCGTGAAAGACAGAACGCGGGAAGCTGAGAGGATCCTTTTTTAGAAGACATGCGACTGAGTAGGCAATCGCCTCGCCTTCTCGGTCATCGTCGGCAGCCAGATAAATTGTCTTTGCAGACTTAGCAGCATCCATGATTGGCCCAGTGGCTCTGGACTTTTCTTTGATAAACCGAAAGCGTGGCTCAAAGTCTCGGTTAATGCCAACGGCGTCAAGATCTTCTTCCAGGGCACGGATATGCCCCATGGTTGCTAAGACCTTGAAACCTGGTCCTAAGATTTCTGAAATCTTCTTGCATTTTGCTGGAGATTCTACTATGACGAGGTTCATGTGTGATTTTAGTTAAAGGGATTTATGTTGGCACTTTTTATTTGTTTCTTAGGGAATCCTAAAGCAACGGTCCGCACCCTTGGGCGGTTTAAGACTTTCGTGCGTTTATTATATAATGGGCAAGGTAAAGCATGAGCCTTTGATAAAGCAAACAAATCGTTTCGCAGCACTTGCGGATTCCGATTCAGATAATGATAAAAATGAGCTTAAATCCCCAGTTGTAGAGGGCCTTACAGCATCGATGCAGGACCTTACAGATTATCCACCATACGCACCTCCAAGCCCAGTGCTAGAAGAAGCTCCTCAGTTCCGTGTATGGAAGAATGACACGACTCGGTTTTCATCAGAAAATAATATATTTAGTAGCCCATTTTCACGTAAGGCCAAGAAAAGTTGGAGCAGTATAGAGGTAGATGTAAATCATGGAGATGACGATGCTGCAAATGCTAAAGCATGGGCCGCGAAGATAATGGTAACCTTAGACAAGGCTCGTCAAGGTCATAATACCAAGAAAATTAGTTTCTTTCGTCGCACCGTAGTACTTGATGAGAAGTTTTAGTAATTAAACAAGAGTCCAGCACGGCCACCATAGACCTTTAGTATATTATATGTTTCCGCATACACACTTACGATATATTGATTATTTGATGTGTTGATTGAACCACGGGCTGCTTTAAAATTCAGGGCGAGTTCTACCTTCTGAATTTTATCCAAGTTCGCATGCCCTGTGGGAATTCCATAGTCTTCTAAGTTTGTGCCAAAGGGTAGATTGTATATATACTTATTGTGCCATGGACTCTTACGCTGCTCTAAGCTTGGAAGAATGCTTCTATAAAATGCTGGCGAGTTAGTAGCATAACGCACTAACTTACCATCATAATTCAAGCTGAATGAATCGATGGGCTCAGATTCAACCGTAGAATATGCTGGAATGAGTGGTTCAAACTTATTCAAGCTAAGGCCAGTTGCGTCTGGCCACCAAGGAGCAACCAAACCAATTCCTGAAAGGTCTGTGAGTGCTACTCCAGAAAGATCTCTCGTGGCCAGGAAGGGGGCGTTTAGGAGATCCGCATCAGTGCGATGACAGGTGAAGAAAATCTGTCTACATATATTTGGAATTCTCATATTCATTCTCGTATTATTCGCTCCCTTGGTATCCTGTGTAATAGTGTAGTGCTGAAGAACTGGATACGTCAAATCTGATAGACGAAATCTGTTGGCCTCAGGACGATCTAAGTAGACGTACTCAACGAGTAAGTACGATTGGATTTCAAAGGTATCAGCCATCTTGATTCCAGGAATTTGGCCAACCTTCACAGATTTCTCGGGATTTCCGTTGAGTCCGTAAACATCCTGGCCGCTTGGATCAATGTAGTAGAAAGGGCTTGAAACTATTGGAGGCAGTATCAGTGAACCTACATTTGGCAGAGGTGGCTGTAATGAGAATGGTACATTCGGAATAGCATAGGCATCAGGAGTTTTTAGACGACTTGTTGTCGTGTATAAATTGTTGACTGTGTTAAAGGTGATATTTAATTGCACAATGTCTGTTCCAATAGCATCTATCGGCAGTGCTGATGAGGGATCTCTGGCGAACCAGAAGGGGAGTGGTGTTATAAGGGTTTGTTGGGCGGCGAATCCATTTTTCTGGGGTGTGAAGCCATTATCATAACGTCCTATCATGCGATTGAGAGTTGTTGTCTTTTCTAGAGGGGTTGTTAATTCATCCAAGACTTCTAGCAAGGGACCGCTCATAGAATCAATTGGTGCACCGCCGATTGTCAGGGTTGCGTTTGAGACTAAGGCGTGGCCAACAGAATTCGTCCAACCAAAGGTGGGGCCAGCAAAGGGCAGGTTATTCGCTGCTGCGTATGCACGGGCTGTTGCCTGTGTTGCCGAGATATCTGGCATGACGGTGACAAGGAAAACCTTGCGAATCAAGTGACCACGGCGAGGCAAAGTCACACGAGCAGTTGTCCCGAATGCCGGTTGATTATCAAAGTCTACACGATATGTTTCTGTTGTAAAACGTCCAGCTTTGACGAAGGCTTTTTGGAAAGGCTTGGCTTGTCCTTTTAGACGTTCATCCTGGAGACCCGTTGTCAAGAGTTTTAAAAGGCTGGCCGATGCCATCTGACATTAGAGAATCTTTAACATAGTTAGAATGAACGCCTTCGATATTTATATGATAATCGTAAAAATCGTTGTTAGTGTACAGTTTATGCTTATTCTTTTAGAGAAACAGTCAATTACAAGCATAGAGTTCTTAATAAGTGAAATGATTTTTAAGATATCACTAGGTATATTCTTAATGGTTTTCTTTTGGCTAAATAAGATATCAGAAATTAGAGGTTCTGATAAAGTTATTATTGGTTTCGCTGGTGTTGTCTTAATATATGATGCTATACATATTAATTTACCAAATGTATTAAATTTCTATGGAATTAAATTTAAACCCTTAGAAATTGTTCATAACTTGTTTTAGCTTTGGAACATCTGGTTCGCCATTCCATTCTGGAATCTGAGCCACTGAAGGCCTATAACGAATACCTTCACTTCCCAGGTGTCGTCCACGATATTGGTAGTGAGATTTAGACGAACTGTTTGCAACCTTGAGGCATTTAGAGTGCCTGAAGGTTGATGTTCGCCAGGATTCTTGGAAAAGGAGTAGCCATAGATATATGAAAAATAGGAATATGCTCCACCCTTGTGAGCTTTGGCCATAGTACGTCTAAAATACTGTTCATCCGCATTCACGATTTCTACACCATTGAATTGTAGGCTGGCTGATTTTAGAAGAGGGCCCTTTGGATTATAGATGGGGTCATTTTCTAAGGCTAGGACGCTGGAATAATTCGTCCATTCATTGTTCAAATGCGTACCCTTACGTCTGACAAACCAGATAATTTCTTCCATGGGGTGATTGACTTCCAATGGGAGCTGTACCGAGACTGTGTCAAAGGTTTTATTCGTGGCATACTTGAGAGGTTCCTCAAAGTAAAAGGTTGCCACATCACGCCTTAAAACTTCAAATGGCTGTCTCAGAATTCTCTGACGCATGATTCCATCCGTATTAGCTGCCTGAGTGACCAGGGAGATTTTCTTGAATTGGGGAATCACCGAGGAAGAGGTGACTGTCCCTGTTGTTGTCTGGTTAACGAGGCCGAGGGGAACATCTGTATCACAAGTACGATCCTTACCTATGATTTGTACACATTCGTGGAAGGGTCTCAGAGTAATATGAATTCTCACAGAACCCTCGCGGCATGCTAAGAGGGGAAGTGCTTCCTTGAGCTTGATGCGAGTAAAGAAGAATGGTAGGGGTATATACAGAGTTCTATCGGTTGTTGGAAAGGGACGAGTTTGTGTTGGTGACTGCACGCCAATCCCTTGGCCGATTCCAAACTGAGAATTAGGATCTGCTAAGCGGAAACAAGTATTCAAGAAATCTCCATCTATCGTTTCTATAGTTGAGTCGCCTATCTCTAACTCAGCCTTTTCTACAATTGTAGTTCCTAGTTGATCCGCATACGCCCAGAAATCTGAAGTAATTCGTGTTGTCCCAGCTTCCAGCCGTAGCAACGTCGTGTCGTCTAACCAATGTCCCAATTCAATCTGTAAGGTAGTGTTTAACAGAAGATCACCGGTGCCGACAGATTTCATATCAAAGCTGAAGCGTTGACCGAAGGCAGCTGGACCACGAAAGGGGAATTCTTGAATAGACATTGAAAAGGGCATTAACTTGCGAGTACTAGGAAGCCACCAAGTCTTATCTGCCCCCAGAGGAAACATGTAATTATCTTGAAAGTCTCTCGGAGTCAAGTCAAGTAATGTTATTATATCACCACCAGCTCTTTCAAATCCGATGAATTCTGGCGACCCTGGAGATGATAGTGCCCCCTTTATATTCGGCCCTAGACCTGGTAAATCTGGAAGATCTGGTAGACCGGCCATTTACTGTAGCTTCTTTAATTAAATGAAAAAAGCTCGGCACTACCTTTTCCATCGGTATCATATTCGGACCAACCTTCTTGGATTACGTTGAGTTGTGTCGTGGGGGTTGTACCGGGATTTGTAAGACTTATGTAAAAGGTTGGTTTATCGGCAGTAGTGAAGTTCACAGCACCTGTTGCATCCTTTATATCAAATCTTAGCTTAGGCATATCTCCTAGAGTCCAGTTCATGCTATAAATTTCTAAACCAGAATCCTTCTCTTCCTTGGAATAATTCACCAGGTCTCGCCAAACAAAGGGTTCTAGCGGAGCTTCTCTCGTTTTAGAGGCGATGTTCAATGTGACTGTGGCAAAGTAGGGATTGTTGGCCGGTGTTGCAACACTGTAGAGGCGATTCGCCATGATATCTGCGGTTGATCTGAAATACCAAATCAGGCGACTTGTTGGGTGCCGACCATCTAGACGGCGATTTACAACAGATACGCCGCCAGCAACTACAGAAGTATAGTCTAAGGAGGATTGGGTAAAGGTGTTTTCAAAGATGCGACTAAATCTGACTTTGAGAGGAGTCATTTGCATAGCCTTTTGTACTTCGTTGTTCACATAGACTTGGACAGTTTCCAAGTTTAGCTCAAGAGGTGGAATCTTCTCTCTGGGTATTGTGTTAAAGGGTGTTGTTGGGCCTGTGGACGATGTTTTAATTGTCATTGACCTGTTCCAAGGCGTAGGTTTCTGGGATTTATCAGATGCTTCAACGAGGTCTTCTAAGCGCCGAAGCTTGCATCTCAGGCGATATGTGTGTCTGAGTGCTCCACGTTGAGGAAATCCGTCATCATTGGCCTGACATCCAATTAGGGGGAGTTCAAGGCGAAGTTGTGGTGGAGTCGCATTGCCTTGGATAGACTGGGTGCTTCCATCGTGGCCGCCAGTTTCTTCCATTGTTAAAAAAGAGTTTGCGTATGTGCCGCCTATGCTGGAGATGGCCCATAAGGTATCGCCGCTGAATTCTTGGAGTAAGATATTATCTTGGTAAAACTGGATGTTTTCAAACAAGAAATAGCCGATTCCTTTGGTATATCCGTAGCTGACTCCGTTCAAGTCGCGTATGACGGATCTGCGATTTAGGGCGGCTTGTTGAGGGGGGAGCCATGTGGGGAGGTTGATAAGAATACTAGGATTTCTCATGAGATCGCCGACTAAGTCAAAGGTGAATTCTGTGGTTCGGCCAAATTCTGCAGTGGCGATTGGCGGAACACGTCGCAATTCTGACATAGAAGATGTCTGAGGCTCATAGGAAGAGTCGAACAAGTACGTGGAGCCTGGACTATCTTCGTAAAAAAATACATCTTTGTTGCCTCGGGCGACGAGCTCGTATAACGAGCCTTCGGCTGTGGCGGACATTTACTCTTAATGCTAAATTTATTTATTGGACTTTACTCTTCCTTATAGCCTTCTGCCATCCCTGGACAGACAGTATCAAGGAAGATACGAGAAAGTCCCATCATAATGACTGTACTATAGGAAACTTGTGTTGCAGAGATGGTCTGGAGACCTACCTGGCAAACCGGACTTCCTGCGGATACTAGACCCTGTAGAAAGCCCTGAAAGCCAGCTGGTACACAGAATTCTGAGTAGGCCTTTACCGTTGCGTAATGGGCGGTGTAAGAAATGAGTGCGGAGGCAATACCCTTACCAACAGGAGAGCTTGCGATATTATATAGAAGATCTAACATATATCTTTTGTATCCTTATTTTTTTAAGCTTGGCGAATCATCTTTATTCCAGCGGGGTAACCACAGGTACATAATCTGGCTGCTCATATATCCAATCAAGAGCCTTCTCTACCGAGAGTCCAATCGTCTCCACCGCCTTTTTGGCACAGCTCTCCGTGAATCCGTAGGCTACCAGAATAAGAATAATGGTTTCCTTTGTAATCATTTGTGTGCCTATTTATATGTGGGATTATTGTTCATTTTTACTTGCTATTCTTACGTGTCTTCTTATTCAAATACTTCATATTGCCCAATACACGACCCTTGTTGAAATCCTTGACCGCCTTCAAATCAAGATCATAATCCTTAATCAAATGCTTCATTACACGAATAACAGCATTGTGTGTCTTAAGTAAGTCGGTTTTGTGATGCTTGTATGCGGAATCATTGACTAGCTCAAAAAGAGCATTGCGAAGATGAGCCATGCCATATATTGTAGATAATGCGTAATTATATTGTATAGCCTTATCTTCAATGGATGCTATGCGACCCACATGCTCTAGCTCAGATTTTGCCCATTCCATGACACCCCAAGCCGTAGAATCGTATTTATGTTCCATTCTAATTAATCATCATATTTAACTTGTTCCTTGAGTTCATCGGTCGCTTTTAGAACAAAGATAGGATTCTTGCCATCTTGGTTGAACATACTGAGATGGCCTACGCGACCGTAACGCATAAACTCGATTTTCTCATCCACTAAATCTACCTCTGACACAATCCACTGATCCATGAGCCTCTTTGCCTGGAAGTATCCAGAATCTGTGGCGGGAATTCCTGCCTTCAAGAGCTTCTTTAGTAGATCAACGACCTCGGCAACCTTCTCACCACGTCCCTTCATTCTAGAAGTTTGTAGATGGTGTTTTTAGGTGGAGTAGCCGAAGATGTGGGTCAATGATTTATTATTGGCCTTCGCAACCAAATGCACCAATTGTGGAAGCATACTCGGGCTTTCCTGTAGCAAATGTCAGATACGAAAGACCACCCTGTGTATTATACTTTGTTTCATAAGAGTTGTATGGTTTTAAAGGAGCAGACCCATATGAAGGTGTCATTATTACACTTGTCGCAGTACTCTGAGTAGCTGTCGTAGCTGCACTTATTGTTACCGTATTACCAGTTATTGCTGTTATGATTGCAGTATTAGGGATTCCAGTGGCGTTAACATATGTTCCTACGATTGGTGTGCCAGATGTACGAGTGAGGGTCGTCGCAGCGGAAGACCATGTCGCCGTAAAACTGGGAACATTCGCAGCCGCTATTGCCGTCCTTTGCTTTATACGCAGGCGATCAGAAAAGTCCATTCTCTAAAGAGGCCTAAGAACATATCCTCAATAAAAATGTAGATGTGCGGTATCTTAGCAGTATTATATTCTGGTAAGGGACGATATTCGGCTGACAAGATTAATGCAGGTGTTTCAAAGATAGTTGCTAGAGGACCTGAGGGGACACGTATTACAGAAGTCGGCAACGCTACCTTCGGATTTACTCGCCTCGCTATCAATGGGCTTTCAACTGCTGGAATGCAACCCTTCCAAGGAACAGGTGTAACATGGATGTGTAACGGAGAGATTTACAATTCTGCCGATATTGTAAAAAAGATAGGGTATGTAAGTAAAAGTGCATCAGACTGTGAGGTTCTCGGTGCCCTCTGGTCAGCGACAGAGAATCCCATAGCCTTTTGTCGTGCCTTGGATGGTGTTTTTTGTTTTGTCTTATATGACCAGGCAGACGACACTTATATCATCGCCAGAGATCCCTATGGTGTTCGTCCCTTGTACTATGCCGAGGACCGCTTTTACGGAATGCTATTCGCCAGTGAGCGAAAGGCTGTTGAGGCCGTTGTTGATGAACACGTGAAAGTTTATGAGTTTCCACCGGGTGAGGTGTGGACTATTAAGTCAGGGGTTTGTGTAAAAGAGGTTTATCACACTGTCCCTTGGCTCAAGTCTCAGGGACTTAGAGAAGAAGAGATACGCATTGGAATTCATTCTTCTCTAGTCGCAGCTGTTGACAAGCGTTTAATGACGGAGAGACCTGTGGCTGCACTTTTGAGTGGTGGCCTTGATTCTTCCTTGATTGCGGCACTTGTTCAGAAGAGATTAACGGCTCGCGGCTTGCCTAATCTTAAGACTTTCAGCATCGGCATGACGGGCAGCAGTGACTTGAAGCACGCACGTGAGGTAGCTGATTGGATCGGCTCGGATCACCACGAGGTTGTAGTAACTGCCGATGAGATGTTCGCCGCAATTCCTGATGTGATTCGTGACATAGAATCATACGATATCACAACGGTTCGGGCATCTGTAGGAAACTGGCTCATAGCTCGTGAGGTTCAGCGGCAGAGTGATTGTAAGGTGGTATTTAATGGCGATGGGTCAGATGAGGTTTGGGGTTCATACTTGTATTTCTTCAAGGCACCGAATGACTACGCATTTGAGGCGGATTCTGGGCGTCTTTTGAAGGAGATGCACCGCTATGATATCTTGCGTTCTGATCGGTCAATCAGTTCGCATGGACTAGAGGCACGGACGCCTTTCTTGGACAAGCAGTTTGTGGCCGCAGCCATGGCTGTACCTACAGAGTTGCGGCGACCTGGCAAAGGTCGTATTGAAAAGAATCTTCTGCGTCAAGCCTTTGATAATGGGCTACTTCCAGATTCAGTCCTTTGGCGGAAGAAGGAGGCCTTTTCAGATGGTGTCAGCACTCAGGAGAAGTCTTGGTTCCAGGAGATTCAGGAGCGTGTGTTAAAGGTGATTCCAGATAACTGGCAAACGCTGGCTTTGGAGTTCGCGGAGCCTAAGCCGAAGACTCCTGAGGCTTTTTATTACAGGTCGTTGTATGAGAAAGTCTATACAAAGACTGGTGATTACTGGCCTTTCTGGATGCCTCGGTGGTCGCCTGAGACTTCGGATCCGTCGGCACGCACTTTGGCATTATAATTTATCTTTATTAGATTAGAATGCAAGGAAATATTATACGTAGTGTTGTCCTAGATGATGTAGGTGAGAATATAGAATTTAGTCATACAGTTGGAGCATTTGAGTTTGGATTCTCATATTCTGGAAAAATATTTGAAAAGCTAGATATTCCTTCAGAACATGGAGAAATGTATATATTTAAACGTGCTACCGATACCATGTTTTATCATGGAAATGATATAACAATAAGTGAATTTCAGGGATTATATAGTATCAATATTTCAGACATGGGGTCATTTTATTTCAATTCTGGCATTACTTCTACTGCTGTAGAACATTTCAAAAGAATTATAGATGATATTATTAAAGAACAAGTAAAAGCAACAGGCAGGCAGCTAACAACACTTAGAGAGCTGCCATTGCCAGAAAATACCTTATCTGTTATTGGCAGTCATTTAACCGGTAATAATGGTTCACTAGAAGGGCAAATCAATAAACAAAAACAAAAGTTGGGAATCTCTTTGGCACCAAAGGCCAGAAAGGGCAAGAAGACAAGAAAGGGTCGTAAAGTCTAAGTTTTCGGTAGTTGCTTAATAGGAATATTCTCAGGTTTCTTTGGCTCTTGTATCTTATAGCTACAAGTGCCACAATGGTCTACATTCGCCCAATCTATCTTAATCTTATTTGCCTTGTGTCCAGTACATTCCCAACGACCTAGGACTCTCTTTGTATTACTGAATAGTAAACGGATAAGTCCGAACATGGTGACATATTATTCACGGGGTGCAAATTGTCAATTTTTTTGGACTAACCATGCGATATAGCTTATTGGAATACTACAGAAAAGACTACCCACCGTCAAGTGTAAAAGGTTTCCTACCATAGTCATTTTCACTGGTTCTAAGCGACTTCTTTTGAAAACATAGCTTATAAGCGATGCGGCTAATACCGGTCCAAAGCCTACGATAAGAGGTGTAAAAGGGGTATTTATATAAAGGGACCCAACACATGCTGCAGATGTGGCTAAGTACGAGATAAATTCAATTGTAGGGATTGTGCGTAGCGTACTCTTCGCATCGGCACGAGGTTCTGCAGAATCGGCCGAGTCCTTGAAAGTACCGAAGGCCACATCCATAAAGGAGGCGTCGCTACCAGAATAATTACATTCCAAGTATCTGTGATGTAAATAATGGTATGTATCACTATGAAAGTGGTCTTCCCAGCCACTATGACTGGCGGCGGGGGCCAACAAGAGGTGAACTCCATTCCATAAAAAGGCGTGTGGTGAACAGTAAAAGAGACTTGGTAGAACACAGGAATAGTAATATAGATGTTCAACGGGATGCATACAGAGTCCAGCGAATGGTTCAACATCGGTATTGCGGTGATGGAGACTATGTACTTGTTGGTACAAGGGACCAAAGTGTAGGAGGCGATGTGCGAAATAGAAATGGATGCTACGCCAAAGAGGAATTCCCATCAGAGTAGCCAGAAATCTTAGGGCACCTGGTATGCTGAGAATTTCTGAATCGGCCATGTATGAAAGACGTCCAGTTGCCCAAAGATGACAAAATATATTCTCAAAACCTGTCCAGATTAAAACGCCTGAGGTTGACCAGAAAATATTGTGAACAAGCTTATCACAATTGGGTTGTCGATCCTTTATAAAAGGACGCTCTGCCATTTTTAGAGTATTTAGATTGATGTGCCAAAATCCAGTGTATGCGAATACTACGGTAAACCATAGAGGAAAACGAAGTGCCATGAATTCATATGATATAGGCTTGTCTAGATATCTTGCGGTTAAATCATACGGTGCCATAAAATATATAAGCAATGATATTAGTGCCCATACAGAATTAGGAGAGTTTATTAAAACGAGGGGAGCATTATATAACCATTCTGTTAGATTTGTACTAGGTATTTTGCTAAATCCTGGTGCGAGTTTCTTATCTACGTAGGCAGGGGGTTCACCAATCAGACGGCCTTGACGAAGGCCGAAAAGATTAGACATGGTTCTAATGGAAAAATTTGATTTTATTTAAGTGATTAGTGAAAAGTCCCCATGCCTTGTTTAGCTAGATTAACTAACTGGGACAAGACATCCTTTCGTATAGACTCCTGTTTCACAGTTTGTTATGTGGTTTTGTGTAAAAATAAGGTTTCAGATGATTCGGTGCTATGTGCTGAGTGTATGAAGAGGCCTACAGAATCAAAGTACCATACGCGGATGATTCATGGTCTTCTAACGGAACCAATTCCTATGAATTCTTCCATTTACGGAGGGCATGTGTACTGGGCGAAGATGAAGAAGTTTGAGGACGCAGGAAAGGTTCTTACAGCGGAAGCAAAGGCGTGGATTGAGGTTGCTTCGGCGGCTCAGGATGCGGCGGAAGCTATCGGTGGTTGTGAGGTTCAAAGAAATAGTAAGTATGCTGATAAGATGGCAAAGGCCATAAAAGCAAGGGCCGTTGCTCTAAAAGCAAAGGCGGCTGAAGCGAATACATTAGTACAAAAGGAAATTCCTAAGTCTATCTTTACAGCAGTTGAGGCCAAGTTTAGTGAGTCAGATAAAGCACCAGTGAAGATGCACACAGATTCAATGGCGATTAAGTTGGAGGTGATTGATGGAGTTTCGGTGTGGGTCGCTGAGAATGGTATGAGGTTTGAAGATGTTAAAGGGGAGATCGGTGAGTTAATCAGTACATGAACTACATGCTGAATAAGGAAGGCCGTGAGGGCAAAGGTTTGTTTCCACTATAACTTCAAGCATTCTTTATGAAAGCTTAGAGGTTATTTTCATTGATTAATAGATGCCGCCATGGATTCCGATTCCATATTACTATAAGAGTCCATTAGCAAATCTACCACCGCCGACTAAACTGCCTCATAGACTGGGATTTATCCCGAAGTATCTTTTGGATAAGAAAGATGTGCGTTCAAAAGCCTAAAGATTAAGCCCCGATATATGTTAGAGGCGGCTGGCCTTCTTGTGGTAGCTCAGCCACCCTAGGTGGCTATGCTACCATGAGATGCCCCGTAGGGGCATTCTTGTGGTAGCTCAGTTGGTAGAGCGGGGGATTGTAGCAAATCTTGTGCTACCTACTATACAATCCTCCCCAAGTCATTGGTTCGATTCCGATCCACAAGATACTTTGACATTTGTCAAATGTTTAGAGGGTCCTCTAGCTCAGTTGGTTAGAGCATTCGGCTGTTAACCGGAAAGTCGCAGGTTCAACCCCTGCGAGGACCGTTTCCTTTTAATATATGATTCTATCATCTGCTAAAAGGATTAATTCTCTCAGCTAGCATTTTTTTCTAAAAGATACTAGGTGGGGAAGGACGAGGTGTATCACAGGCCAATGACTCCGTTCGCCATCTAGTTTATTGTGCCTCCCCTTCATTGTACCGCCAGAGTGGTCATCTGGCAATTGTAATAAGGCTCTCGCCTTGTAAAGAATTCGTAAAAATCTATTTAACATGGCGAGAGTTAACATGTATGATGAATATGGGGGACAATAGATGATTTTTGCTATTCTAACCAGCTAGCAAGATACTTAATAAGATAGACTGTGATTTTTAGTAATTAATAGTATCTTTATGATAACTCTCAGATGGGATTAGACGTTCTCCTAGATGGGTAGTATCAACTAAGTACTAGAGTGGCCACTCATCAAAACGTCTAGACTTACTAAGTTTAGACATTTGGGTTTAGAGAATTTCAGCGATTATTAATCAATGGAATTCTCGCCAGAATGGTTCGATGAATCGTCAAAGGCATGGAGGGCAAATAAAAAGAGAGTTGGTCAATCATGGGCGTATATTTGTTCTAAGGATTTGTGTAAAAGGATTGTTCATGGGGGTTCTGGAAGTTCACTATGTTCTAGACACAGTCTTGCAACTAGCAGCCAAGATCAAACATCTGTGGAGGTGCAGGTGGCTCAGAAGGTACAGGGGCAGGGGCAGATACAGGAGTCCAAGAAGGTGTCAAGGCCGGCCAAGAAACAGGAAACTTTGCAGCGAGTAGTTCGGACACTGCGGCGGCGTACTGTCGGATCTCCCACTGAGCCGACGGATCAAGGCGTAGCCCACAGAGTCGTGCGTAGGCGGCGAGAGATCCTGTCTCAATAAACTCTGTATACATGCCCTGCGGTAGAATGCTGCGAGCAACCTCTGGAGCAACATTCATTTCAAGAAGCTGCTCATATACCTCCTCTGAACTGTCATTGATATGCTTCATCAGTGCCATGGCAACTGAGTTATCGGCAATGGGGCTTGGCTTACTTCCCTGCTTGAGCTTAGCATCACGCTCTCTCGCACCAGGGAGATACATCTCGGCCTTGTAATCAACGTAACGACGACTGACCTCATTGCGGGCAAAGCCAATCTGATGACGATACCACTCTCTGGCTACAAAGATTGGCATCTTCAGGCGGAGCCGAATCTGTGGGTGAAAGAAGGGTGTAACATGGTTGTGCTCAGCCAGATACTTGATCAGCTTCGCATCCTTGGGCTCCATTACCGTAACCTCCTTGTTATATGAGACACGAGCGGCATTCACTACAGTGAGGTCATCGCCGAAGACACCGAGCAGCTCTACGAAACCCTTATCAAGTACCTGCATTTGTGGACTTTTCTAAATGTAGGTGTTGAAATTCATTTTTAAGGCCTTGGCCTTTGACCCTTGGCTTTTGACTTTTAGATTTGATGCTATTAGAATGGAGTGGCGTTTATTTGTTGCCTTCTTACTACTTATACTTCTTTTAACAGCGGTCTGTATGATGGCTTACAATATTCAACATACCATTGTTATAGTTGATGCTTCTGGTTCAGCCCTCACGGGCAATTCCGATTTAGGGTATTATTAATAAAAATTGAAAACTTTAGCCCTTAATCAAAAATGTCCCCTCAAAGAAAAATGAAAACCATGGCTGAAGAAGTGTGGACACTTGTTCAAGGATGGTATTTCTCACGTGGACGTCGTGTTCCCCCCGACGAAGAGAAGATATGTAAGGATGATATCGCAAAAGAGAAAAAGGAAAGGCTACTCCTGGAAACTTTCATCACCCGTAATATCTTGAAGGATGAGCTCGAGACAGAAACAGATTATTCTGAGAAGGCCAGAATTATGGAGGGGATTAAGGCGTGCGATGCTATTCTGAAGGAGTCGCCACAAGTCACTGCCGTTACTAAGCCAGTCCACGGCTCGCCAGAATTCTGGAAGGCGTACTGGGAGAAAAAGAAGGCAAATGGATGGGTGCCAAAGGGGAAGTCTAAACCTGCTGCAAAGGAGAATTGATTACTACTTCAACATCGTACAGAAACATAATCTTAATAAAGTATATTGCAATAGATAAACATGTTCCCATAAAGCCAAGAATTAATAGCATCTGATTTTTATATAATCTTTGGTCATATACCATCGCTGAAATACCAGCACCTAGACATATAGAACAAATTGTGTTAAAGAATAACCAGATAAATCGTATCCAATATTTATGCCGCCTAAGGCTATTATCTACTGCCCCGCAAATATCAGTCATTTATATGAGTTCTAACTTTAAAAAATGATATAAAAATATCATTTTTTATTAGTAATGAGCTATTTACAGCTTTTCCACGAAAATCAAGAACTTCGACGAAAGAATAAGGAACTTGAAGAAAAGTTGTTCTTGTTGCTGGAAACAGGAATCGCAAATATAAGTCGCAGCTGTTTCCGCAACTATGTTCAAGCAGAACTTGGGCGAAAGGAGACAGATGCTGAATGGTCATTCTTCATAAGCACTTTTACATATGATACAAAGGACACGAATGATCGGATTTATGCGTGGATAGATAAGTATATGCGGCCGAAGCTGATAAAGATAGAATTCGAAGCTTGGCCCACAGATTGGTGAGCCAAGCTTCTGGCCCACAGATTATTTAATACTCAGGAGCCTTCACCTGAGACACATATTTAAGATTCGTAGGCCATTCTGACTTATGAAATTCACTTATGTCAGGTAAATCGTCTATAATTGTCTCAGGCTCAGGAAAGCCATTAAACTCACTCGCATTCGCCTTCGTGTAAGCTCCCATATGCGGCCAATACAAAACATCACCTTCCTCTAATTCCTCAGCCTCTCCAACCGCAATCAGATCCAAGGCATCACATGTTCTGCCGTACAAAATACCTCTACATGTGCGTCTAGGAAGTTCACCAGGTGCACGCACACGAAGCCAACGAGGTTTCGCCTGATCAAATGGAATACATGAGAACTGCCCATACAAGCTCTCATCAATTGTGTAACGAAAGCCACTTGCTGCTGGCTTTTTTCCAATAACTCGTGTGAATAAGTCGTGAGAACTTGCCGCAAAGTACCGCCCAGGTTCCGCAATAAGCCTGATATTATGGGGAATATATCCACGGCTTTTACGAATTTCAACTGCCGCATTTGAGAAGCTCTGGTCCTCAAATCCCCCACCAATATCTATCGTATAAGGCACCTTGTTATTAATGAAATTGTATGAATCTAGCTTTGAAATCAAGGTATTCGCATTTGAGACTGCCTCATAATACTGTGTCGTGTCAAGACATCCAGAACCGACGTGAAAACTAATTCCAGAAATCTTTTGACCGAGGCGTTGTGCTTCCCTATATATATCAAGTGCTTGTGTAAGATGGATTCCGAATTTACTACTGAACGGCATCTTACTTCCCTTGTCATCCACCATGATACGAATTAATGAGCTGCCTTGCCACTTACATCCATGCAGCTTCTTAATTTCCTCCTTAGAGTCCACTACTGTCAAGTCAACACCACGTTCCTGGGCAAACTCTATATCTTCCTTCTTTTTACACGGATTCGCGTATACTATATCGGGATTTCTCACAAGTTGATAAACAATTTCTATTTCACGTGAAGAAGCACAGTCAAAGCCAGAACCATGCTCTGAAATCCACTTAACCAGATTTTCATCTGGATTGCACTTTACAGCATAATAGGGTTTCACACTGGGCAACTCATTCTTCCACCTGTTCATCTGCCTTGATACACGAGCCTGCGACGCAACATAAAAACTACCTGCGGCAGTGCGAGAAACGAGCTTATGTAGTTTCTCCAGTGTAAAAGTAATATTTACTTACATTTTAATTTTAGGCTGGTGATCCCGTTAACGAATTCTGTTAAGCCTACACTATCGGACAAGTCCTCTGTTAGAATACCAGTCTTCAGACTGGTCTAAGAGCTTTCTGTGTAAAAGAGGTATGTTGGTAATCAGAGTCCAAGGTGGCTTCTGTAATCGCCTACGTGCCATTGTTTCTGCTGCACTGTGGGCCGAGGATCTGGGAACAGGTCTAGTTATCTATTGGCCGGAAGAACCAGGACATATGGCCTGTCGCATAGACGAAATTCTTGTTCCTCTGACGATTCCTGGAATTGTGAAGTTCCATACTGGCTACATTCGGAATGCTCGCCAAGTCTTGAGTCATGAAGAGATGGAATCTGTGCTACAAGTCCAACGCCTAATGCCCTCTTCGGAAATTCGCATTGAAAGCTACAGCATCTTCCACAATGACTTTCACTCAAGAGGCATTAAGATTCTACGTCGTATCCAAATCCATCCAAGTATACAGAAGATGACAGAAGGTGTAAAAGATGGATTAGTGGGTATTCATATTCGTCGTACAGATCACGTGAAGTGTATAGAGGCTTCTCCCTTGGCCTTGTTTGAGGAGTATTTAGAGAAGGCGGATCGTGGAAACTTTTACTTGGCTACCGATGATGCGGAAGTGAAGGCGGCCTTTAAGGAAAAATTCACTAAGCACTTTATCGCTTCTCCTGTTGTAAAGCTTGGGCGTTTATCTAAGGAGCAGCAGATTCATGGGATTATAGATTGGCTCCTCTTACAGAAATGTACAAAGATTGTTGCATCTCAAGGAAGCTCCTTCTCTGAATTGGCTGCTTGGCGGGCTGGAATACCTTTAGAAGTTCTCTAAGGCTTAGGCTCTGCCTGAGCCCGCTTCCACTTGATAAAGGCATGACACCTATCTGCGAAGTATGATCCGTTATCATTGTCTCCTTCGATATTTAACTCTTTCTTAAGTTTAATGGCTGCTAGGTCATGAAGCTTACGCTCCTTATCTGTAAGTGTGGCTCTCCAGACTGCTACTAGGGGATCCATTCGTCTAGACTTGTGTTAAAGGGATAGTTTAGGGCAATTTTTATTGTTAGCGTCAAGTAAATGGAAAAGGATAAACGGGTCTTACATATTAAAACAGTTGACGATATGTTTGCGATTCTAAAAGATAAGGGGCGGCCTTTATCATCATTCAAGAAGGGTGATACGATTAAGGTGTGGAACAGGATGGAAGAGGATTCTTATATTTTAACTGAATCGCCTGGCGATGCTTCAGCATTTGCAGAGGGTTTCAAGCCCTATTTGACACCTGGCGAGATTCTCAGTCTGGGTGCCTTTGGGGGGAGATATCTGAACGATTGCCTTCTAGAATTCCCCGCCGAGTGGTTTTGGAATGCTGGACTCTTAGGAAAACTCTGTCCAGGAGGTCAGGATATCAGTGTGAATTACTTCAAGATAGATTCTCGGCTTCCCTTGCCTGAGTGGAAAAAGGCTGGATGGGTTCCTGGTGGCAAGAAGCTCACGGGAAAACGGGCTATCCTATCGTCAAAGGAAAACAAGGATATCAGAGGCTGGTTTCAATGGTATTGCCGATATTGGATGGGGCGTCGTATTCCTGAGTTAGATGAGGTTCAAATACAGAGATGGAAGAATTTTGTACGACACTATGGTGCTGTGCAAAAGGCGTGTGTAAAAGGAGATTTGGAGTGCCGCCCCAGACAAAGGCAAGCACTCTTACACTGGGCTTGGAAGTTTGATTAACTTATGCTAAAAGGATATAATATGCTAGTGCGAATAGTGTTCCACCCCATAGAGTATCCATTACTGCAAATTGAACCTTGTAGTCTTTCAAAATTGCCAGATTCGTGAAATCATACACAGCATAGACTGCCGCACCATTCAAGAAGGCTCCTTGAATGCTTGTTTGTTGTAAAAGAAGATAGGCTAGTGCAATGTATACTATGACGGCAGGCCAGAGTAAAAAACGTACTGGAACTCCCTGAATCTTCTCGAACATTGCAAGTGACCCTTGTGATGTAGCCCAAAGCCAAGGAATGTCTAGAGCGATGAGTAAAAATGGTGCTAACAGCATTTTTACATTCGCTGACAACATCTGCGTCTAGTAATTGAGATGAAGTTATGGTGGATAATTAAAGATGTTTTCTGGGGAAGCCCTGCGTGTAGAAGGCTTTGATGGACAACTACGGGGCCAGAAATTCTTGGTCGTCGGAGATGAAACGGCCTGGTTACGCAGATTTGGAATCATAGAATCAGAAAGTCTATACAAGGGTCGTAATATATTGGTTATCCAAGAAGCGGTTGGTCGTCCGAGTGGCTTTTCTCTCATTTCAAGTGTCGGTGTTTTAAGAAAACGCTGGGATATGATTTTTCGTATAAAGGAAGGCTTTGAGGCACAGATGCTTGCTACCTACGTTGTAAATTGTCCGAAGCCGGTTCGCATTCTATGGATCTGTGCAAGTACTGGGTGTGAAGTGCCTAGAGCCTTGTGGCAGCGTTGGGTAAAACAGGATATTACCTTGATTGGTGGAACATCAGAAGAGAACACGGCAATCGTTTGTGAATGGGATGCAGTTCTATTCCCTCATCGTTGCCCCCAAGCCATTGTTGAGAAATTCTTGAGTGGTCGTGGGACAGGGTTGGCGGCACTTGCGTCTAGAATGAAGGAACATTCCGATGAGATTGCGGAATCTGGAGCAGCACTGGCCTGGTCAAATGCGAATGGAGGACAGGGGGCAATTTACTGGTATGATCCGACGGAAGGAAAGGTGGAAGAAGGTTATAACAAAAAGGAGGCAGGGTCTGTGTTAGAGGGGATTTCTAAATGGTTGCTTAATTAGAATGAGCACGCCTCCTCGCCCTGTCAGAGTTGTTAAGGAACCGATTGGAGCGAAGAATCAAAGAAAGATAAACTTTGTACCAAAGAATGAGGAACTTCTTACGAATAAACCATTACTTGTACCAGGTGAAAATGGAACCCTTATTCCAGTAAATGGAGTACTAAGTACTAAGGCAAATCGTTTACAAAGATATCCTAAACCTGTGCCAGTTGATACGCCGCCATTCAATTGGAGTCAAGGAGGTAAAAGTATGCCATGGTTAGCGGGAAATAATTACAGTAATTCTAATTCATCTCTTACAAAACGGAAAAGAAATAATAATAACCAACAACCAGAGGCAAAAAGACCACGTAATGGAACTCGTAAAAATAAGTCTAAGAAGTCTCGTAGAACTCGTAAAAATTGAAAGATTCCTTAGACTTTTTAAACCTATCGGTTTAAAAATTGAAAACGGTGGACTTGTAATAAACAAGTACAATGATCTTCAATTACAAGGGAGTTCTGATTCGCGTGCAGCCGCAGTTGGCACTTGCGGCAGCTGAAAAGCCAGACTCATTTTGGGACTGGCTTATCAGTAAGTATAGTAATAGCAAGTATGTCGGCCTTAGCTTGTACGATATTCAAGAATTTGAGCATGTAGGTGTCATGCCTATCATTCTTAAGAAGGCTGTCTTTGTGCCAAAGAGGTAATGTAGAACTTCTCCTGAAACGAACCAAATAATAAATGAGAATAAGAAGCTTATGTTAAAGATGTATGCTGTGATTATTGCGACTGCGATTGTCATGAGGAGATCATTCTGTGAAATGCCGAAAATCCGTGCGGCGTGTACACCTTTTCCAGGTTCTCCTAACGCATTAGCATATTGACAGGGCATATCTATAGTCTGATTGTCAGAATATAGATATTTTTGTATATTATTGGAGAAATCGCTTACGCCTTGAATAACTTAAACGTGCCCTTCTTGGGCTTGTAGCCCGCCTTGACGAGGTTCTTGAACGCCTTCTTGCCGAGGGCGTGCTTCTTCTTGCTGACGATACGACCCTTGTGCTTCATGAGATCCTTTCTCGTAAGACCACCGGATGTGTGCTTGGCTGAACCATGCCATACCTGAGCCTTTGAGCCAACCGCAGGTGTCTTGGACGCCTTACGCGTCTTGGCACCGCCCTTCATGTTTCCATTCATGTTTCCAGTCATTCCAGCGATGCGGTCTGTGATTGCGGAAACGTCCATTATATAATTATTAGAGATTATATCTTGAGGCATATTAAAAAGAGAAAAAGACAAACCATTTTTTATGTATTTATCAAGACATAAAAAAAGGATGGATCAGGTGAGGATTGAACTCACGACTTTCGCGTGGCATAAGTATAGATTACTCTATAAGCACGACGCTCTAACCAACTGAGCTACAAATCCAACGGGGGCAACTGTGTAAAAGGGGTTTCGGAAATCACTTTTTTTCGCCGCCGACCCGCCTAATGATATATATTCACCATCTTTAGGTCTTTTTGGACTTTTTGGATTTCTTTGAACTGGGGCTTCTAGCACGTCTAGCACGTCTAGAACGTCTATTATTGCTATTCAAGCTATAAGGACTCCCAGGTCTAGTCGTAGGAGCAGTACTAAGGCGAGGACTTGTCGTGGCTGAAGTAGAAGGTGGAGATCCACGGTAAATATCACCAGAACGTCCTTCTATACGTTCACTCGCCACCCATTCTTTTACACTTCCAAGCTGAGTATCTGCTTCTTTTTCAGCGTTCTTTCTAGACAAACCCTTTTTACACAGGGATTTTACTTTTGTGACGTATGATTTCACATAAGGTGGGCGAGTATTTACAGAATTCTTATCAAAATTATAGGCGGGTCCAAGATTAATTGACATCTACAATCACATAGATAATCTCGGAGTCTCTCCTGCGAGAATTCTGGCCGTCAAGTCCTGCATATCCTTCGGATTGTAAACACCAGCGAAGTGCACCAAGAAATCTCCCTGCTCCCACAGCGGCTCACCAGAAAGTCCTCTCAAATACGCATTGAACGCCTTGTGGTTATTTGTGATATGAATTTTAGACGCATCTATTTCGTTTGTGTTATAGAGGTTTATCATTGCGGCATTCTCCCACCAGATATGATAGGTAAACTGAGTCTGCTGGCTGACTCTTTTCCAGAAGTCGCGAGCCCATGGAGTGTTTCGGAAAAGAATGTTTCCAGAATTAATGTGACCACAGGCATCTAGAGTCAAAAGCATATCCTTATCATCAGGGAGAAGGGGGATCATGACATCCTCTAGACGAATAGTTTGATTCGTAATGAGAACATCAGCATCACTCTGCCAAATCAAGGCACCCTCTGGAAGCCTAGAACAAACATCCAGCAAAAATGGGATTTTAGACCATGCGATAGGCTTCTTTCTGTCCCAGAACTTCTCACCGCCCTCAATATAAGTATATCCATGCGTTTCAGCATAGAGTTTCTTTGATGCCAGGCAATCCTGTAGACCTTTCTTGTAATCGGCACCAATGATGAGAGTTGTTATTGTTACCATATCTTATAATCAGTATAATTTCGTGTTTAGATACAAGGAAATGAAAAAAATTGATATTTAAACTCCCTTGAATAAAAAGCACCAGTATGTTTATCGAGACCTTTACACACGACGATGACAAGTACTCAAAGATTGAGGAGGAGTTTGAACACATTAGTATGATGTGTTTGGCTCTAGTACTCTTTATTATCTTACTTATTGCTGCGTTGTCTATTGTTATGAATTAAAAATTGAAGTAGCGGTTAGCATAATCCAAAAGTCCCCATGGTATCAAGTCCAGTTGCTGACCTTCTGGCCCCCAGATTTGAAGATACTTATAAAGAGTATAAGAATGACGCCGGCGATACTCTGAGTATTAAAACATTTATTAAGGACGATGTTAAAATGGTTTCTGTGAATGGTATTGAAATCGGCATCGATGAATTCATGGAACTTGTAAATGAGGCATTTGAGGAATCTGATCACAAGGCCTCTGTTGTTATGATGGGTAGTATAATTCTTATTCTAATTGGATATATACTACTCAGGAGTCAATTCTAAACAACCATCTAAAAAAATATAACGTATCTAAGGTAGAATGTGGTGCTGTGGAAAAGTAGATGTTATTGCCCCAAGTGTTGTACCAATTGTACCAACTGAAGTAAAAGCGACACATGACCTTGTTGATGAGATTGTCGTAGATGAAATCCAGGAGGAGGCTCTGACAGAAGAAGAGAATCTTGCTTTAGCCAAGGAGGAAGAGCTTACACAAGATACTGCGGTTGGAATTCTAGGCATCGCTTTTTTGTTCACAGTTGCATATCTTATGCTGAATAGTAAGACCGATGAGTCTTTTCGTGTTCAACATCACATCGACCTATAAAAATGATTGTGTTAAATGGATGTTTGATAAGTCCCAAGGCCCCAATGTCTGAGTACCGTCAATTATCACCGCCAGGTGATAATTTCGGAAATACTGTGAAGCCTTCTTCACAGTACGTGCGTGTCGTGAGCCATGATGAGCCGGTTCCTATTCCTCCTACCAAGCCGGCTCTTCATAATGGATACGAACCAGACCGTTTTCAGAAGTTCGCTATTGATGCGATTGAACAAGGTCATAACGTCTTAATCACAGCTAAGACAGGCAGCGGTAAGACCTTCGTCGGCGAATACCAGATCGCAAAGACGCTCCAACGTGGAGGACGTACCTTTTACACAACCCCCGTCAAATCATTGAGTAATCAGAAATTCAATGATTTGAAGAAACTCTTCCCTGAGGCATCTGTCGGCATTATGACTGGTGACATCAAGTTCCGCCCCGATGCTCAGATTATCGTCATGACCACTGAAATCCTTCGGAATCTCCTCTTCAAGCAAGGAACTCTAACAGAGAAGGTTGGTGTCACCGCCTTGTTGAGTCTGGATGGCCTAGATTCTGTCGTATTTGACGAGGTTCACTATATCAACGACGAGGATCGTGGGCATGTCTGGGAGGAGTGCCTGATTCTCTTGCCACCAGCTGTCAAGCTCATCCTCTTATCAGCGACCTTGTCATCTCCTTTCGGTTTCGCCAAGTGGCTGGGCGAATCAAAGAAGGTGCCGGTTTGGCTAATCAGTACCCTCTGGCGTGCGGTGCCTTTGGAGCATTGTGTAATAAGAGGTAATGGGGAGAATGCTCGCTTCTATGATAGCAAGGAGACGTTCCATGAGGATACATACAGGGCGTGGATTGCTGAGCGAGATGGCCTCTTACTTGCTCACGACAAGTTCAAGGACAAGGTTAAGGCGGCGAAGGCTAGCGGCCATGAAGGTCCAGTAGGCGGAAAGGTTCGTCCCAAGTCCTTTGAGCATGAACTGAATGCTTGTCTCGGCAACCTCCACGAAACGGGTAATCTGCCCGCCATTGTCTTCGTCTTCTCTCGTGTCGGCTGTGAGAAGCTCGCTAAGAAGGTGGAACATACGTTTATTGACTCCAGCGATGCGGCGGCCGTTTCACACATCTGGGACTTCCACCTTTCCAGATACAAGGACGCACTCGAATTCTCACCCCAGGCTCACAGGTTGAAGGAGCTGGCTATGAGAGGAATCGCCTACCACCACAGCGGCCTCCTCCCCTTCTTGAAGGAGATTCTGGAGATTCTATTCGCTCGCGGCCTGTGCAAGGTACTCTTTGCGACGGAAACCTTCGCGGTCGGCATTAATATGCCCACCAAGACGGTGATATTCACGGCACTTGACAAGTTCAGCGATGGTGGGGAACGACTTCTCAAGACCTCTGAGTATATCCAGATGGCCGGCCGTGCTGGGCGGCGTGGTAAGGATGACCGCGGCCTCGTCATTTACTTGCCCCAGAGAGACCCTGTCTCCGTGTCAGAGTTGAGGCAGATTGTGTGCGGGAAAGTTGCGAGCTTTGGCTCTCGAATGAACTTTGGATATCAGTTTCTTCTGAAGATTTTGAACGCTTCCTCCAATTCGGGCTCAAGCATGACAGAGAAAAGCCTGATCCAAAAAAGCTATTGGAACGCACTAGAACAGGAGTACCTGGCCGGTTTGCAGAAGGACGCGGTGCAGGTGGCGTCTTCTCTCTCGCCTCAAGCGGACGACGAGGAATGTGAGCAATATTATGATATTCAACGTCGGATTTCGGAGAACCAGAATGCGAAGAAGAAGGCAGCTCAGCGGGAGCTTGTGACTTGGAAGGATGCTCACAAGGATTCTGTGTGGCAGCCGAAACTGGCACGATACGAGGCTCAGCTTCAGCTACAAAAGAAGATGATAACGCTTGAATACGAGATAGACAAGACAAAGAGTATCGCCATTGACTGTAATATACCAATTGTCCAATCGCGTCGTCTTCTTCTGGAGGAATGCGGATTCTTAACGTTGGGTGAGAACCTTTGTTTAACACCATTGGGGAGCCTTGCATCAGAGGTAAATGAAGGTCATCCATTCTTAATGACCGAGCTATATGTACATCAGACGAACACTTTATCTCCCCTTTCAGCTACAGAGCTACTCACAGTGCTAGCCTTGTTTATTGGTGATAAGGGCGGAAAGCCTTCGTGGTCTGTGTCAAAGGAGGTTGATGAGGTACTTGACCATTTGAATCGGCATGTAAAGAAGCTGATTGCAATGGAGGAGAGACACAAGATTCCTTATGAGAACAAGTTGTGGGAACTGAATACCGATTGGCTGGAGCCCGTGGCTGATTGGCTAGAGGGAGAGTTATCATTGGCTGAGATAGCCGCCAAGTACGAACTCTTCGAAGGAAATGTACAGAAGGCTCTCATGAAACTAGCCGCACTTCTAGAGGAGTTTCAGGCGATGGCCACCATGAGTGGAAACGTAGAGCTCCTCAAGAAGCTGGAGGACTGTCGTCCACTTGTTCTCAGAGACCTCATTCTGGCTGAGAGTCTTTATCTACGAATCTAAATAAACCTGTAAAGAGTATTGGGATACAAATATACAATTGCCAAGACAAAGACAATCATCAGAAAGTAAGCAGCAATATACTTGCCCTCAGAATTCCCAATAAGTCTCTTTAACATAATCTCAATAAGACCCCATAGGCCTATCCACCAAATCACAACCAAAAAAGAAATAAATAAGATATTCTTTTCCATTAACATCTGGTCATATTTTTATTTGACCTTCACGAAATCGCATAGCGATTAGGATTTCGCAAAAGCAAAGACAATACGCTCCTTCCAGTTCGGGCTTTTCATATCATCATACCACGTCAGCTGAACCGTCGTATTAAGTTCTGGAGGTGTTTCAAGGGTCTTAACCTTTATGACACGTTTCCATGCCGGAACATAGACTTTAAACTTTCCTTCATGATGTGATACCACTATACCAGTAGCCACCTCAGAATTCTTGAGTTCTGTCATAAAGAAGAGATCGCGGCTAAATGCCTTGGCCTGCTTCTGACGCCGATTGAGATGGTCAGTATTATGCTGGCTGATATCAATTCCTTTGAGGACTCTTTGATTCACCAAGTCACAGTATCTGCGAATTGGTGAAGAAGCATACGCGTATGTTGAGGTGTTAAGACCGTAGTGGAAGGCATCTTCACTGGCAGGAACGAAGGCTGCCGATTCATATGCCATGAAGGAAAGCTCTGGAGCAATGGCTGTCCACTGAGCGAGCTTCTCAAGTTGTGGCTTACTATGAGCACGGAGGATACCCTTTCCTAGGTGCTTCAGCATTTCGCCGGCCTTTGTGTTATAGAGGATCATCAAGCTTTCCACCCACTTATGCGAATCTTGGGAACCAGATATGGCGGCAAGTACTTGGAATTCTTCCCTTTTCTCTGCCTGTGCCTTGTCGTATGTGTAAGAGGTGGTTGTCTTGGTGACTGATGGTACCCAACGAAATCCAGAAATCGTTTGGTTATTATAATAGAACTGTAAGGAAAGTGTTAGCTTATCTTTTCCTGGAAGCAAGGAGGCTGCCTCTTCAATGTAGGACGGAAGCATGGGAGCTAGTGACTCGCCAGTGGGTGAATAGAAGGAAGTGGCCTTCTCTCGAATGAACTCGTCAAGGGGAGAACCTTCCTGAACATAAGCGGAGACATCTGCGATGTTGATGCTGATTTTCCAGCCATTAGGCATCTTTTCAAAGGTAAAGGTGTCGTCAACATCTCGGCAGCCTGGAGGGTCTATGTTAAAGGTGAATCCTGTGATTTGCTCTCGCGGAATATTTTGGAATGAGCCTGAATCTAAGCTTGGAAACTTTCTGAGAGTTTTCTTGTTGTCGTAGGCGTAGGTTGAAAGGAGAATGGCGGTTTCTGATTCTTGTGTTGGAGGGCCGAGAACTTGTACAAGGGTGGCACGGGGTATCCCTGGCTTTTGGTCTTCTGGCTGTGGCTCCACGATAGCGTGGACGTTGTATAAACTTCGTTGACTACAGCCCACCGCAAAAGGGCCAAGAGATCGCTCATAGGGGATGAATCTAAATATAGGGAGACCTCTAGTCGTGATGCCGTAACGCACCTTGGAACTGAGTTCAAGAATACCGCCTATCCACATTTATTTTGGGTGACTTGATTGTGTTAAAGGTGCTTAATCATTTTTATTTTTAACGATAGTTACATATATGAGACTCTTTGAATAAGCTGTTGACCTTTGATTGAGTGAATAGGAAGGCAATTTTGTTGTCTGTAGTGAGATAGTTCAACTATACAGCCCACGGTTGGGAACTTATTAACTGTATTTGGGTAAATTCTTGTAACATACAAAAACCCCTTATTTATATAATATTCTAGAACTTCAGGCTTCTGTAGCTCACGTGTTTCAATACGAATCTTTTTCAAGCATACCATTCTATCGGTATCTGTCATTTTTGCCCACTCCAAAAATTGAATTTTTGGCTCGCCCTTTGGAGGTCACCCAAAATGACATTCGAATATATCCGCACAGAGTCAGGCGAGTTCAAGTGCCCTCACTGTGAGTTTACTAAGAAGAATCAGAGCACTGTTCACATGCATATTAAGGCCAAGCATAATGGTACCTTCAAGCACAAGTGTGAGCATTGTACTTATGAGTGTGCTGCTCGTCAGACACTAGAGAATCATGTTATTTCCAAGCATCCTGAGCAGGTTGATGTTGTCCGTGAATTTGCCTGTCCTTGTAATGGTTGCGAGTTTGAGAGCCTTACTAAGGGCGGCCTTCGTAGTCATTACTTATTGAAGCATCTGGCAAAGTATGTTAGTACATACTTTGCCAAGTCAGATGAGGGAATTCAGTGTAGCCACTGTGGCACTGGGTTCAATTCCAAGCCCTCCTTTATCTATCACCTAGTTAACTGCCTTCCTGCTGAGGTGAAGGCCGACCCTGTGGCCAAGAGAGGCCTTTGTATTTAGTGTGCATCGTCAGGCTCAGGAGCTGAATCCTTTTTTTTCGGGTTGGCTCCCATCTCCTGAACCATCATGATAATGCTGTAAATGTGGTAGCCAAGTGTCGCAAAGCCTAGCATGGCCAAGAGCTCAAATGCCCAGCGTGGCGTATCGTAGCCCTTGCTGCCGATGAATAAGAGAAGAGGAGCTACCAAGAATATGTGTAAAAGGTTAATCCATAGGCTTGGTGACTGTGCCTTCCACTTTATAAAGGCCTTGTATCCGTGATATACCAGCATTATAATTGCTACGCCAGATAACAAGGAAAAGATCCAAGGGCTGAGCTGCCCACGCATAATCGCCACATAGAGGAGTGCAGGTGCGACAACAGCTATGTGGAATATGCTGAGGCCTATGTGACTCATTTAATACTTCTAAAGAATATATGTATCCAGCATTTGACTCGTGTGCTGTAAGGCACTTTCCACCCAGCATTGGTTCACTGCGTAAGATTCTCCACAAACAAAGATATTTGGGTTTTTCGGAAGTGGCTGCATGATAGCTTTACTATATTCATGTACATCATAGAGACCGGGTAGCCAATATGAGCATCCCTCCTTCCAGTAATACATCTTGAAGATATGCGGCTCAGGGATTTTCTGTTTGAATAATTCTTCTGATTCCTTAATGATACGTTTAGAAACACCTTTTTCACCCTGGGTTTTAAGGATTTTCATCCAGAATTTAGTATCTTCGCCGTCTGTGTAAGAGGTCATGATTGTGCCGGTTTTCGTGTTAATTGGGATTACGTGTCTGAGTGGAGAGTCGGTAACAGTGCGTGGAATTTGGCTAAACCAGGGGCTTGGGAAAACACCATATATACGTAAGAGCGGATTCATTGTAATTTTCTTGAGGATGGGCAGACTTTTGAACTGTGAGATGCCCTTGAGCCCCTCGGAATGAATGGCGAGAATGACCTTCTTTGCCTTGAATTCTACCGTGCGATACTTTGTTGTAAAAACCAGGCTGGTTAATTCCCCATATTTCAAAGAAGTGAGGCGATGGCCGAAAAAGTATTTTACCTTTGCCTCATCCGCCAGTTTATCTGTTAGAGCCTGAAGACCCTCGGCCAGCGTATAGAAATATCCAGTTGATACTCCAAGTTCTTTTCTGAAAGATTCTAAGGCAAGGTCGGCACGAAGAGAAGAAATTTCAGAAGTATAGGGAAACTGGGATATCATTTCTTTGACTGTTTTAGGATTAAGTACCTTATTTAAGATTTCCTCTAAAGTATTGAGTTGAAGTTCTTGTTTACTGAGGTTAGAACAGCTTTCTATTATTACACTGGCGATGGCTGGCCAAGAACTCGTAGCTTCGGGTATTTTTACAGGTGTAAGTCCATATTTCTTAACGAGTTCGTTCACCATTGTGTGAGAGCTGTGGATTCTGCCGGCACCCTTTTCCCAACTTAGGCCATCTTTTCTGTAACTCTGTACACGACCACCTAGAGAATCATAGGCCTCCATCATGGCGATGGTCGCCTTCGGATAACGTTTACTTATTTTACTGGCGGCCAGAAGCCCTGATATGCCGGCCCCAACGATTATATAATCATACATGCTGCTTTTATAAGTGAATAAAAATGAAGGTAAATTGTGTTAAATGGTGTTTACAAATTGATATTATGCAAGGCCCACAGTCATTCTGCCTTTCAGTCTATGAATACGACAATGATGTCTTGCAAAGTCTGGTAGATGGTGTAAATAAGGCTCTTAAGATGTATCCTGATGTCTGGAACTTTGTTTCTAAGAATGGCTTGCTTATCTATAAGTATCCGAATCTGCATCCAGTCAGTGAAAAGATCTTTGATGGTAATTCATACGATCTAGAAGCGATGGTGGCTATTACTGAGCTCGCACGGAAGCGGGCTGGATTGTCTTGCTAAATTAGAATGGACACGCATATATATCTTCTCGTAAAAACAGGAATTACTGATGCAGAGTACTTAACATATAATCTTGAAGAGGCACTGTTAAAAGGACAGGAGCTGTCTTTAACAGTGTATCGTATCAGAGTGCGTGCCAGTGGCACAACAACAGTTATGAAGATTTTTACGCCTTAAGGTTATTATAAAGCCAAGTCGCAACCTTAGAAGTCTCGCTGCTTTGGAACTGCTCAAGCTTTTTTGATGGAGGCATGAGAACAAAGTTCGGGATACTGCGAACTCCACAGTATCCTGGCGTATACTTATTTTGGTCAACGTCGCAGATATAAATTGGAAGATCGGGAAACTCCTCCTTTAAGAAATTCCAGTCTAGGCGTTTGCAGGCACCACACCACGATGCCGTAAAATAAATTAGGATGGGAGACTTGAGTGCGGTTTCCTTATATAACTTTTCAAACTCTTCCTGGGTTTGGAGGGGGATCATTTTTAGTTCTATTTAATGAAAGAATGAAACCGCCAGCAATAACCGCACCGAGTGAGCCTAAGGCTGCGTAGTCAAGAGGGCTGAATGGTTCCTTTGGAAGTGCACCACCAACCATGACTGATTTGGCAGGCATCTGCGGAACTGGCATTTGTGGAACAGGCATTTGCGGCATCTGAGGAATCTGTGGTATCTGCACCTGAGGTACTTGTACCTGTGGTATCTGCATAGGTGCGAGGCTTCCTATGGTCGTAGAAAGATCGCTCGCCTGTTTAGCAATTCTAGTGGCCTTATTAATTTTTTCTAGTCCTTCGTCGATAACAAGTTCCTTTGTCTTGGTTGCCGTATCAAGTGTGGCCTTAACATTGTGTGCTAATCCAGGAGCTACAATGGCTATAATAGGAAGTGATACACGGAACATATTTGTTATAAATCCATCGGCTGGGCAGGGCTTGATTTCAGATAGACCTGTTAGGCGGGAACTGTGTCCATCTGCGTCCATACCAAGATATGTAAAAGGGAAGAAGCGTTTAGAACCAGCTACGAATAAGTCAGCTGGCCATATCAAAAGAATCATGTAATCGTAAATGAAGGCACACAGGTAGAATAAGAAGCCAAGAGGTATAATGGTTAAATCAAGGAAGCGACTCACTGCGTTATTCGTGTCGCCTGCGACGAGTTGTGCTAGAGGGGCGATTGGAATGATAAAGCAGTATAAGAGGAACCAGAATGGATTTGGCGGCCCCTCATCTTCTTTACTACCTGTCATTTTTCCAATAGAGTCCATGAGTGACTCAGGTTCTTTCCACATACCTTGAGCGAGACCCATATTGTAAATATGCGTATTGAGACCATGCCTATTTAGATTCTCTAGACTTTCTCCTACATTAGACAGCTGGATCAAATCATAAAACCAGAGAAAGCCAAGACTCAAAAAATTTGCTATAAGAAAAACAATGGCCGTCTGGGGCGATCTTAAATACAAGTGATGTAGACCAAAAAAGCCAAATATCAATGTGAACCACCACATTCCAGATTTAGTGAATTGAGGTTGTTTCCAGAATTCTACACGGGTTTGGGAGACTGCTGGGAATTCCCACGCCATACTAATTTAGACAAGACGTTTATGTCTATAGAAACGCCGGGCTCAGCAGTTCTTAGAGAATCTAGAGGCTAAGGCGACTCTCAAAGTTTACAGGAAAGCACACATGGTTGAAGAAGGTGCCAGGAGGAATTGTAATAGGTAAGTGAATCTGTTCTTCTAGGCTCGGGTTTTGATTATCAGGAAGAGTAATCTTATAACCAAATCGGTCAAAGTCTATAATCATTGTGGTTCCATCTGGCTGCCTATATAGCTCAAAGTCCCAGGCAGCATAGCCAAGTTCCCAGAGCTCTTTCCATAGTTGCATGATTTCTGCGGCGATGTTATTATTTGTCTGTATACCTAGATACAAGGGATAATCGGTACAAATACGTCTCATACGATAGCGAGGCTGATATGGCTCATCGAGAAGTTCTGGGATCTTTAGGAACTGGTAGAAATCAGATTGAAGAATATGCTCAATGAGGCGGTGGATCTTCTTCTGTTTTTGAAGGCTGAGACCATCCTCTCGGAAAGATAACTTGTCTACAACAGAAGGTGATACTCGCAAGATAACGCCGTGCGACATCTTCTTAATCTAGGTGGGGGACTTTTAGATTGTTAGGGGAGTTTTTCAATTTTTTTGGGCTTTACAACGGGTAAACCACTTTCTAGCCTTCTTAGAAGCCTTTTTGGCACGTTCAACAATATCAGAGTCTGTGCTATAATGTGTCTTACCACATACTAGCATTGAGCTCACGCGTGCAAATCCCCATTGTTGCTGAGTGGCTCCAGGGCGATGGCCAGTTCTCCAAGCAGCCATTCCACGATTGTAAGATTCTTGTAAAAAGCGTTTGGGGACACCTGATGCTTTCGCACGTTCGTCGAGAGACTTGGCGTCTGGAAAAAGTTTATTCCATTGCTCGGTGTAGCTTGAAGGCTTTGTCTTAGCTAGGGTGTCTGTGTAAAAAGGTGTATATGCTCTTTTCTTAGTATAATTACGTTTCGCGTGCGATTTAATCTCCTTTTCTCTGATAATTTTCTGTTTTCTCGTCAAACCCTTGTAGTATTTGACGGGATGGAAGCGGCGGGTCTGGCTCATTACTTTAGATGCGGAAATTTCATTAGTCCTAAGGCATAGCCTCAGATGCGGAAAAGAATTCCACCAAAGCCTTCAGTGATACGCAGGACGTTGTGGTTGAGTGCATAAATACGAACACTGGCCGGTCCTCTTGCAGGAACAACTGTAGTATTCATCTCTAGCTGTAGCACAATGGTGTCAATACGACTGGCGTTCATGCTTCCTGTCGGCTGTGAGTCCTCTGGGCGAAGTGCGAAAGAATATGAATAAATGAAGTCATTCGCCGGTATAACCGTGTGGTGCTGGTATGGCTGGACGAGGCGGAAATAATCCGCATTACGAATATCAAATCTGTCATAACCGTCTAGACGCAATAGTGCCGTAGTAATGAGATTCTGATAGCCGACTTGGCTGCTCAGTTCACCCACTGTTAAATTCGTGTAATTGAAGGGCTGGTTCACATTAGCGGATGCCTCTCTCTGAACTACCCAGAAAAGCTCCTTGATTGGGTGATTGAATTCCATCGGAATCTGGACAGTAGTTGCCGTCTGGTCAATGGATTGACTTGGCGTATACTGAACCTGCTCAATCAAGTACTCGTGAGAATTCGCCACGAATCTGCGACGTTCCTCCACATCCAAGTGGACAAAGTCGCCATACATTCTCATGCTTGTTATTGAGGCGGAAGTAACGGTTGTGTCACAAGGCACCTTGCCCGTTGTCAATACAAAGAGATTCTGCAAGGGTCTCAGGATGATATTTATACGCACGGGGTGGTACTGTAAGGCAATGAGGGGAAGAGCTAGGCCAGGATTCTTGCAGAACCAGAAACGCAGCGGGACATATAAGTACAAGGGTCCGTACATGTTCACCGAATCACTAGAAGTATTTCCCTGACTTGCACCAGTCGTCTTGCCGATCATATTGTTCCAGGCCTGGAGTTTGTCTTGTGTTACAGTATGATTTGACCAGATCTCCATCCATTCACCAGTCTGCTTATCGATTTCCTGCTCTCCAATCTCTAGAGTAATTTCTTGTATTAAGGCGTGACCGATAGCATTTGTGTAAGAGACTGGTTTGCCCGTAACAGAGTCAGTAAGTGCCGGAAGTTGAATCTCTAGCCACATTGGGCCTAATAAGTCACCCTTCCTCGGTATCAGAGTGGTAATTCGCCTACCGAAATCGGCCTGGTTATCAAACTGAATAATGGAAGACTCTGTTGAAAAATTAGTGTAGCGGCGATAGACCATTTTAAACCAGGTGATCTGGGGATTACCTGTGAGAAAAACATCTTGTTTTCCCATCGCCACAAGTTGTAGGAGACCTCCTCCTTGTGTCATCTGATTGAGTGGATGATTCTTGATTGGGTATAATTCGCAGACCTTAAAAAATAAATACAATTCAGAGGAAGTATGTCCGATAGGATTATCCTTCGTACGGTGTTCGCAGTTGACTCAAATACAGGTCTCTTCTTATCAACGGGTAAGGTACTTTATACAAATGGCGTAGGTGGCACGAACTGGATAGATATGTTGTCAACTTTGACAATCGCTGGAGGACCAATCATGAATGACATGCCTTCCACTATGAGTAGTTTATCCACATTCTCCTACGGTAACACATCAACGGTATCAACATTATCATACGAATTAGTACAGGCAATATGTAGTATCGGTGCTATTGCTAATGCGACGGGTGCAAATGTTCAAACAGCAAACCTCGGGACGGTAGGATATGTCAGTACCGCCACAATGTCCACATATGTTGGACAGTCTATCAGCACATTGTCAGCTTCACCCAGTACTATACAAACACTAACTCCTGCCCTCAGCACATTCCAGTATGCCACCTCGTCAACTCTTTCAACCTTCAATAATTCAATTAATGATGGTCTACAGAGCACAATATCAGGACTAGTTAACTTAGGATATGTTCTATCAAATAAGCTAGCGAGTACAGTTGCCGGCCTTGGCGAATCCGGTTATATCAGTACGATAAATACGCCCATGAGCTTTCAAAGCACTGTGGCTGGCCTGGGCAACATCGGGTATGTCAGTTCTTCCACCCTTTTTAATACGATTAACACAATGGGAAATCTCTACGTGAGTACAGCATCTCTCAGAAGTACAGTGGGCGGTCTTTCCACCTTTGGCTATGCGACGAATGTGGACTTATCTACCGCGGTTCAGGGCGTATCCGCTGCGAAGAATTCTATACGCTTTGACACAGTCGGCAACGTCATTTTGAGTGGGGGTTCAAATTCCATTACATTTACTAATACTAGTGCAATTATCTACGTGTCCACCTTTTTCCAGAGCAGTATCACATATACTGGAGCACCAGTGGGGTCAACAATCGTTGGACGTCTATTAAATACGAACGACATGGAGTTTTCCACAGCAACTATCAATATGGCGGGATTTAGCAATTTTCTCAATAATAACTCACGTGTCACCTTAGACATTTATCCAACATATGCTTTCAGTAAGTTGGGAACAGGTGCGACGAATCCGGCTATAGTATATATATCTACATTGCTGAAATCTGGAAACAATCTCCTCTTAAACACGGCTGTTACAAGTGCTCTATATGTCGGAAATACGAGAACACTCTTAGAATCTGGTGTAACAGTTGATTCTTTCAATATTTTCAATCAGCCGATTAAGCTTAATATACCAATCCCAGTTGTTTGGGATTTTACAACACCTTACTCAATCTATCATTATATGCCCAAATCTATACAGACAAACCAGCTTCAGAATGCCCTACACAGTACCATTGTTACACCCTACTTTGGTTCCACAGGATCCATCTTCATCAGTATACAGAATTTGGTTTGAGGGTTGAGGTTTTTACAGATTATAAAATTATTTAACTTTAGTAAATGAGTTCAAGGATAACACTAGACACCACGAGCCTGACGATTCGTGATGTCTTTTGTTTGAATAAAAATGCTGACGTTATACAACCTATTTCTATCCCGGTAGCTGGTGCTAATGGTAAGCTACAGTGGTTGTCTAGTGTAGAGTTTTTGAGCACGATTAGTATTCCAACCACGAGCACATCGCTTCTCAATTATATAACAACTCTTGGGCAGCAGGTGGGATCGAATTTCAGCTCATCTGTAACGAGTTTAAACACATTGTCAACAAATGTGGGAAGCAATATAGTCACGCTGGGAAGCAATATAACCACTGTGGGAACCATCTTTAACATTTCAACACCAATCTTTATTAATTCAACTATCACAGGCCTAGGCAGCATACCAGACGGCCATAATTATCTCAGTTCATCCGCATTGACTTATCAGTTCCAGAATCTAGCTGCCAACTATGGATATGTGAGCACAGTCAATCCTGGAGCCTACCGAATTTACAAGTCATCTCTTCGCCTTGAAGGTTCTAATGCGTCAACCATAATGGCAACTGGTGAGAATATTTCTTCAGCGGTATTCAGCCTTCAAGGATTTGCATCAAAGGCTGTTAGCAGTTCACATATGCGTATTGATATTAATGCGAATATCGGACTTGTATATGCTACTCAACTAGCATCACTAACCACACTTAGTACTATCCTATATAATCCATCAAGTTCACAGATTGTTGGCGATCCTGTCAGTCTAACATTTAATTCTTCAAATGCCACCATAGGAAATCTAAGCTTTTTATTAAACGCTAGTCAACTTTCACCTTTCCCAAGCACTCTTCAAATATGTCATGTTCTCAGAACAGGAAACAACTTGAATCTAACAACGAATATCCCACAGATCGGTGGAATATTCGTAACGCTTGATAACACAGATTAAACAC